ATTTCCAGAAGACTCTGATCGGGTGTCATCACTGGATAATGATTTGACAACTGATCCTGTACCGGCTCCACGAATTTGATCGTAAAGCCTATGTCCCCATCCGGTTAATGACCTGTTCTTTACCCAAATAAAGTCTGGAGAGAAACCATAGTTTGAGATTGTTCTTGTGCTAGCGCCGTCACCAGTCCATAACTTCGTATCAAAATACTGACTGCCATCCGCAATCGTTGGGGTCGGCAAGTTTGCGGTGTTTAAAGACTTGTGGTTGCTTGGTGCGGTATACGCGAAGGCTCTAGCCCCAAAGTTTGTGTCAGTACCGCCATCGCTTGCATTGCCATTCTCTAATACCCAAGGAAAATAAGTTTTAGAACAGTCTAAGGCGCTAAAAGCAACACCTAGGCTGACACCATTTTTATAATAAGTTAGAGTCCCACTCGTGCCTCCTGGAGTAAGATCTAAAGCAACGCCAATAATGTCGCCAGGTGAAAAAGCACTTGCGTAACTTTGGTTTTGTGCTCCTGCCGCATAAGTTTTGCCATCGTATGCGTACACCCCAAAAATGTCTGTATTATGGGAATCAGCAGCAGCAGTTGGCAACGCAATTCCATACATATGACTAATGCCAGCATCTCTCAGTTGATTTTCCCAGTACCATTTACCCGAAGAAATTCCAATTGTTCCAAGAGCAGACTTCCACTGCCCGCTTGTAAATCTTGATAGGAGGTTCCCATTAAACAACATTGAAGTTGTTGTAGTCAGTGGATTCCAAGTGCAGTAATTACCAACAACCTCACCGCCCGCTCCAGTGTCTGTAGGCTCTGCCGCGTTGTTTGGGGTGTCAACTAAAGAGTCAGTGTGTGATCCACCTGCAATATAGATAACTGAATTAACTTCAATTGCATATATGCTTAAGGGATTGCCACTCCCGCCTCGTGTAAACGCAATTGAGTTAATAGTGCTACCGGTGCTAGATAGCGAAATCGTGTGCCAACCAGGGCCAAAGTTGGTAGATATGGTGTCAGTCTGAGTGCCATTGCCTCCAACAGTTGTGACTGTGTTAGTGCTATTGCCCCCGTGAATATAAACTCTTAGACTCGTAACATTTGCAATGGTATAAGTCCAAGTAATAGTAGAGTTTGCAGAACTGTGATCAGTGTATGTCGTAAGGCTGCCATCAAACATTTTGGTGGCATCGTATGGAGAACCTGCGACCGGACCAGAAACATATAGGCTGTAGTCTGGGCTTGTACTTGCCGTTAAGTTATTAACGGTCCAGGTATTCGAATTACCGGATGAGTCGGTGCCCAGCGCAGCATTGCTGCTGTTATCTGCAAACTTCAGCCTGAATCCATTCGTTCCAAATGTTAGCCCGGCTGTATCTTTTGCTTGCCACACTCCGTTATCGTCAAATTCTCCGAATGACGTGGGGTCAAGCGCAGATCCATCTATTAAATTAATTTCGCCTAAATAAGCGTTTAATGGAAAACTTGTATTGCCAGGAAATTGTCCAATCTTGTGCTCACCGGTATTGTTAAAACTGGTGTCATAGTTTTGGCTAGGGTAAGTAGCAGTATCATAAACTGTTTCCTGCACACCATTAACATATATTTTTACCCTATTAGATGAAGTTGCTTGGGTCGTATCCCATGCAACAACAATGTGATACCAAGCAGAAGGATCTCTAAAGACTCTAGTAGTCCATAATCTAACGTTTATGCCAGGTTCGTAATCTTCAACCATGAGCTTATCGCTCTGAAACTCTATATATGTGTTCTTAGTCCCAGCGGCAGATATAATTTGTTCTCGTGAGCCAGTTGTTGTGCGCTTTATCCAAAAGGATAAGGTCCACGTTTTACGGTTAGAGGCAGAACTGGGAGTCCTTGTAAGTTTAGGTGTATCTGCGCTGTTAAATCTAAGCGACCTGGAGATCTCGAAATCACCCGCCGCTCCAGTCGTTGCTAGAAACAGCGGACTCGCAGCACCAGGAATACTCATGAAACGTTTAGCAGCGAAGTAACCGTGATGCGCGTTGCGCTCTCGCAATAATAAGCCAATACATCAACAGCAGCAGCCGTTGTCGTCAACGTTGGTGCCGTACCGCCAGCAAACTTATACTTCGTACCCGCGTAAGCAAGCGTCCTGCTTCCCGTTCCATCCTGCGTAATCACAATCACCCCAGACTGACCAGCAGTCACGTTGCTTGGATCGCCAAGTGTTCTGTTGCCACCAAGCGTCACGCTGAAGTTATTGCCAAGGCTCATGTCAACAGCAATCGTTGCTGCATCGGTCAATGCAACAGGCGTTCCACGCTGTGCTTTCGTATAGCTCTGAGCAACAGCAAGGCCAGCAAGCGTCGTAGTCGAAGCAGGAATTGTGACCGTAACGTCAGCGCCTGGATCAGCAACACTCAACGTCAGTTCATGCGCGTCAGGCGTTGCACCCTCAAAGATCAGGCTGCCATTAAACGTAGCGTTGCCAACAAACAGTGATGTGCTGTCGAACGTTGCAACACCTGTGACATCTAACGTGCCAGGAACATCAACGTTGCTTGTAAATTCAACGGCGCTACCGCCAGAGTCAGTCTGCAGCAGTTGTCGTGCTGTGCCGTTTGCAAGCTTGCTAACTGCAATCTCAGCAGATGCACTTACGTCAGCATTGACGATCGTGGCATCAGCAATCATTGCGCTGGTGACTGTCCCCGTATCGCCTGTAGTGACTACGTTGCCACTGACATTGGGAAAAGTGATTGTGCGATCAGCCGTCGCGTTGACAACCGTAATTGTGGTTTCGTACTGATCATTAGCAGACCCTTCAAACGCCAAGACAGCGTTCTGACCCAACAGCACCGTGCCAGTAAATGTTGGGCTTGCAGCGCCAGGCTTTTCAGAATCAAGCTCCTGCAATGCAGCCTGAACGTCAGTCGCTGAAATGGTTCCTGCAGGTGTTACTGAAATATTGCTTGCAGTTTGGCCAGCGATTGCATTAGAAACATCGATCAGGATGAAGTCAGCACCAGCGCCAGTAGACAACAGCATGTCTGGCGGGGCTAATGACACCCCAGGTGCAGAACCTGACCCCGTTCCAGATACAGTTACAACGACGTAATAGTTAAGGTTAGTTGATGCTGGGGCGGGGAGTGCTTGACCGTTTGTAAAGCCAGCAGCGCTGCCTGCACTGGTAACACTGTCCAGCAAGTTTGTGTTTGCGTTATACGTTCCGGCAAGAATCAGGTTGCCGCTGATAATCGTGATCGGCAGGTATGAAGTACCTGTGTAGATATAAAGGTCTTCGTTCTTCTCGTCATAAAAGAACTGGCCTTTAAAATCGCCATCAGGGAACGTAACAACGTTATCTGTTGCACCCGCGCCACCAAACTTAGTTGTTGAAGCATCAGCTAACTTCGCTGCGGTAACTGCACCCGTCGCAAGGATTGCGCTGCTAATTGTTCCACTTGTCAGCTTTGCCGCTGATATGTCTGGAATGTCTGCTGCATCCAGTGCTGCACCACCCGTAATGTGGCCTTGGGTGTCAATTGTGACCTTGGTAAACGTGCCAGCAGTTGCACTATTGCTGTGATTTAGGTTGCCGCTGCCGTCAACAGCAAGCCCCGTCCCAGGGATAACAGCACCTTTTGCGCTAGATGTCGCAGCAGGCAAATCGCTTGCAGTAAGAACACGACCACCAGTGATTAAACCCTTGGCGCTATACGTCACCACATGGTGCGTAGAACTAGCTGTTACATCGTTATCAACCTCAATGGTGTTGGAGTCCATGCGGAGCCCTTCACCATTAACCACAACAGCGCCTTTCGCACTTGTTGTTGCAACAGGCAGATCAGTGCCGTCAATAATCCTGTAAGCAACCGCACCAGCTCCACTGGTTGGGCCTGCCAAAAACTTGTTTGCTGCATCAGTGTCGTTCTGTGTTGCAGCAATCGAAACGCTTGATCCGGTGGTGGTGACAACAATGTCAACTAGGCCAACCGTGCTGCCAGTGACAGCGTTAATAGAGCCAGCTGCCTTAAGACTGAGCCATGCAGACCCTGACCAAACGTATAAGAAATTATCGTCAGTGTCTAAAGCAAGTTGGCCCGTAAACGCTCCAGATCCGGGCAGCGTTGTAACAAGGTCAACCGTTGATTCGTTTGCAAGCTTTGCCGCCGTTACGCTTCCAGCTCCAAGCTTTGCCTCTACTACTGCGGAATCGGCAAGGTCAGCTGAGGCAATACCACCAGCAGCAAACAAAATCTTTGCACCTGGAATTGCGTCATTCGCAATCAAAGTGACGCCATTGGTGATCAAGTCACCAACGGTCAGCTTCTTCGATGCTGCCGCGCCAGTGTCAACAGCAACCAGAAGGTCATCCGCCGCTAGGTCAGCACCAGCAAGAGCTGGCAAATCTGAAATCTTTAAATTGGCCATGGTGCTCGTGCCTTAGGGAACGGGGGCGGGACTGCCTGTGTTGATATTACTATTCTGTTCCAAAGGAATGAAGTCCCCATCTTCTTGAACAAGTGCATCGTCCGCCAAAGTGTGCATTCTTAAATTAACCTTTCCAGTTGTAATAAAATCTGCTGTAATTTGCACAACATTGTCTGTAGCAAACTGAACCGCGCAAGCTGTAATGACTGCATCAAAGTCGTAAAATACTTCATCGTCAAGTCTTGCCGCTACTCCGCCAGGGTTATAACTAGGGGCTTTAATATAAAACTGTGCACGAAAATCTGAGCCAATTTTAGTGCGCAAGACAAGTTCTACCAAATAATTAGGCAGTTCTTTGGTTGTGTCGCCTGTGTATTCCCAAAAACATGTCATCCGGCCAGAACCAGACATTAAAGTGCTTATTCGACTGCGAAATTCATCAGAAAGAGATGTTGTGTCTACAGTCTCACGTTCAGTATTTAGCTCGTAATTAGTAACCTGAGCAAGAGCTCTGCTTTCATCACTTCTTATATCAACTCGAATAGGAATATCATTGCCAGGGACAGCAAGAGTAACCGCGTTGCTTTTTAAGCCGTTAACAGCATGGGCAAAACTATTAAACAACCTTATCCCACCTAGCTCGTCAACGTAAACCCAATAAGTTGCCATTTTCCTCGTATAGCTATCAACAAAATCAAGGACTGACCCGTCAGTGCTCTTGAATTGCACTTTATCCCCAGTTATTAATTCGCCTAATGCGTAATTTTGATCGGGATCAGGCTCAAGCTCAGTTGCAACCGTAAGGCCAAAAATTTTATTATCAACGCTAACGTCGGACGGTTTGATCGTTGCACGAAAGCCTTTTATGTCGGACTTTCGACGCAGGTCGACTTTGCCAAACGTACCAAGGTAAACGCTCATTACAGATCCAGTCCTTTAATCGCCCCGTTGTTCTGGAACTGAATATCAGCGGCAAAAATTTCACCAACGCTCATTGTTACCGTCAAGCTTGTAATTAAAATCCTCATCTCGATGTAACGAATTTTTGTGCCGTCATCCATGCTTAGCTTTAAATCTGAAAACAACTCATCCTTAGCTTTGGTGCCATCCGAGTTTTTTTCGTTTCCTTGGTTAAGAGGTGCTCCGGTTGCTGGGGCCGCGTTTCTTATTTTGGCAATTTTTGCAATGAATGCAGTGGCAGAAGTTTGACCATCTTTTTTACCTGCAGCATCCTGATAATACAAAATTCGGCAGCTGCCCGTTGTTGTTCTTTTGATTGGAACGATTGTAGTGTCTGTTGCCCCTAGCGTTGACGTGTCTGCTGATTGAACGTTGACTGTAAAGCTCCAGTTCTGAACAGCAGCAATTTTATTGCCTTCTAGCTCTAACGAACCGTTTGCTCCAGTAAAAAACGCCATCAGACAACACCTATCAGATTCACTGTAACAGTGCTGCGCCCTTTAGCTACCTGAGTAATGACAGGGGCGCTTTCGTATCGGTATTGTGCTGTGTCGTCTGGGTTTTTCCTAATGGTTGAGCCTGCGCCGTCCCAGCCGGTTATGACGTCGCTCCCCAGACTGGAAGCGTTAAATCTCTTGAACGTACCTTGCTTGTCGTCATAATGCGCTACAAACAATTCAGCGTTGGCGTCTGGAATATTGGCGTAAGTCAGCGACAGTTTCATTTCTGTACGGCTTGATCCGTACAATATCCGGGTCTCGCTTCCGTTTTGAGCCTTAAACGTCTTAACTGGATACGACCCAGGGTCGAACGTTCTTGCTGTTGGTTCGAGTGCGGGAAAGTCCATTAGCTCTCAACCACAGCGTAGCTGTCGCTTTCGTCGTCAATGGCCAAGGCTAGCTTGCTACCTAGGTCTTTATTGCATGGGTGCTCCGAAGCAACAATGTCCACGGTGCCCTCCTGCGAAAACGTCAACTGCTCTACAACATAAACGTTTTCGGACACTTCCTTGCTGTTAAGGGTGAAAACTGAATTATGAAAAGTGGTGTCCGTAACCTTGCCGTTGCATATTTCCATGGTGCCTTCCTCTACATCGTTTGCGCTGCCGCTTCCGTAATAGAGCACATCGTACTGCCCTTCGTCTAAGGGGCTAACGCTTGTCACATTGCCTGACCCGTCAATTGTCCCGTTGTTTGCGCTGCTGTACGGGCTGGCCTCCGTTACAACTTTAATAAACGAACCGGCTCTAAGGTCTAAACCAAAGACTGTTGTTGAAAATTTAATCGTATGCGTAACCAGTTCTCGCACTGCTAAAAAATATCTGGCTACTTTTTCGGCGTGTTCTTTTGAAGTGCAAAATTGAGTAAGATCAAAATTTTCGTGTGGTAAATTTTCAAGCCCAGCAACTTTTTTTGATTCTTTTTTGTAAACAGTAACTGACTTTTCTTCTGGCATTTTATTGGCGTTTTCGCTCCTGTAACGTGCCACGGCGACAAATGGCCTGCGGTCTTCTGCTCGTAAATATTCAAGGCTAAACGTGTCTTCAAGGATGTTCCCAGAAGTGAAAAACTGGCTAATTGTCACGCTGCCGTCTTTGATGTTTCCACTTTTTTCCCCAAAAGGGATTGCAGGCACTAACCCAAACTTGCCGTCAGTTATTACAAAATTACACAAAAAGTAAGGGGCAACGTCCGTCACGAACTGCCTTACGTTTGCCCTGTCTGTTATGACACCATTGAAAAACAACTTTTGTTTTGCTAGAAAAATTGATGCAGTTTGGAAGCTTTCTATGTCTACTAATGGTGCATTGTTTTCAGTCATATTCATAAGACCTCCCGCCCCAGCCATCTGATCTGTCAACAAGTAGTAGACAAGATCGGTAAATAAATTACTTGGACCGTATTCTTTTTTAAAAGTTGAGCCTTCTGACTCGTAAGGATTATTAGCGTCTTGAGCGTAATCAGGATGCAAACGTTTAACCTTAAGACCACTTGCTAGCCAGCAACGCATTTGGTCGAGGTTGGTAAATGCTCGACTAGCTTTAAGCGACAACGCTGCTGTTGTTAAATTTGAATATTTAGGGATTTCGTTGTTTGGGATAATTTCATTTATATACACAACCTCGTGTTCAGGCTCGCTTTCGTTTGATTTTTGGATTAATTGCCTATAAAAACTTATGTCAGCGTGCCCATTGTTAAACTCAAAGTTCTCCCCCTTGTATTCAGTTTTTACCGCTTCCTGTCGTTGCGATGTGACTTTATATTTTGCACCCACTTGGCTGCCTTTAACTCCAAAAGGATTGTCTATGGTTACCGTTTGTTTGTCAGTAACCGTGTCTTCCATTTGCCAGCCTTCGTCAGTACCGTCTTCGTCAGGTCTTACACTTAAAAGTTTAAATCCTTTTTTCTCACCAGAAACATGACCTTTGGGGAGATCTATGACCTCTACTCTTAAGCCAAGTTTGATTTGCTTAGCACCGTTAATAGTTATAAACGTTCCAATAATTTGTCCTACCTCAAGACCAGCAGCAGAACCAAACGTTTCAAACAGATAGGCTTGCTCCTGATCTCCTCCTTGGGTAAGCTTCACCCCTGTAACTTTAAATTTTCTTCCAGAGCCTTGCAAGACTCCATTGGCAATACCTGGGTTGTTGTTTTTGAACGGGTTTCTCTCCCCATAATCTGCGTCTGTCGGCCTGTTAATATTGCCAGTCTTGCCTTTACCCCTACGAACCTGAAACACATGGTTTAAAGGAAATCCTGCTGTAGAACTTATTACTTCACACGACTGCAACACATAGTTTTTCTTTTGCCCGTTTTCAGTTTTAGCATAATTGTCATTGGCTAATAATTCTTTTTTCCATGTCCATCTAAGTTTGATGTATTCCGTCTGGTTGTTGTAATATTCAGTCGTCTCTGTGGTTTTTTTGTTTGGATTGTTTTTGTCGTCAGCATCGCCAGCGAGTGCAAAAGCTAAAGCGTCGGCTCTTCCAAAATTTGTGCTTGGGGTTGACGTAAGCCCAGCTTCTTTAATTTCTTCAGCCTGGAATTGATCCGTAACTTGATTTTTTGGCGTGTAATGCTGAATACTCACCCCATCAGGCTTAAGAGGTCCTACACGGCTGCTGTCTTTCTGTGCCCCTCGGCCCATTTCGGCGTTCTCTTTGAAAAAATCTTTTTCTACTGGTATTCCAACGCACCGAACTTCCAAGTTGCCTAAATTTGGAATGGCTGTAAAACCGCTGTAAAGTTCTTCTGCATTTGCTTTAGTTGTTAGATAAACAAAAACCTGTTCGCCATCTACTGATCTAATC